TATAAATGATATGGGTAGAACTAGCAGATAACACAGCTAGGTTCTTTCTGTTCGACCCTTGGACTCTCCCAATTAACTGGATAATGATATGAAACGATTAACAATACTATTCATAGCACTGACACTCAGTAGCTGTAGTTCCTTAGAGCTACGTAACCTAGGTAAGTCAGGGGCTTCTGCAGGAATTGCTTATGTTATTAGTCCCCTTGCTGGAGTTGCTACATTGGCTACAGCTATGGCATACGATGAGATAATACCTGACAGTCCTAAGGTTTCCGATATAGAGACTAAAGAACAAGCAGTGGCATTCGTGGCTCAGTCTTGGGGAACAGACTTACTCTACGCCTTTATTGCATTCCTACTGGTTACTAATGTAGTTGTACCCTGGTTGACTAAGAGACGTGGTTATAATCAAGCTAAGATTAAATACAAGGAGTAGTTATGAGACTGGAGACTGAATTAATTATAGAGGACACTAGTTACTTTGTTGTAACTGAGGCATATCCTCTAATTGGACTGGAAGGTAAATACCTAGTCCACGCAGAAGGTAATAGAAGAACACTGTTTAAACTTTGGAAGAAGCATAAGATAGCGTTTGGTTCTACTACCTATTTTATGTTAAAGAAGTTTGAATACTTTAGAAATCATTGTGAGCCTGTAGAAGGACACGAGGGGTTATATACATATGTTGGCTAATAGGAATGACATCACATTAATTGAAGAGAGAGCTAAAATAAAAGAACTCTTAGCTTCTATGAAAGAGTCTATAGCTAGTGGTGAGTATGACGAGGTTAAGGCAGAACATAACCATTACTTCGTACCCGATACTAAATCAGGACTATTCCTTTATGCTAGGGAGATGAGACTTCCCAAAGGAACAGTAGCTGTGGGTAAGATACATAAAGGTAGAACTTTAAATATAATATCACAAGGTAAGTTTACTACTATCATTGATGGTGAGAAGGTTACTATTGAAGCACCTCATATTTGGGTAAGTGAACCTGGTGTACAGAAGGCAGCTTATATTGAAGAGGATGTGTCTTGGACTAATGTACACATAACAGAACACAATTCAGAGGATAAACTACCTCTAATTGAGAAGGATGTCATAGCAGAGACCTTTGAAGAATTAGGATTAATTGATAATACAATCGCTATAGGCGATACAGGAGAATAATATGTCTTGGATGATGACAGGTGCGGCAGTAATGGGCGCTAGTAGTATAATGGGCACACGCTCGGCTAATAAGAATGCTTTAGCCCAGCAGCTACAGATAGTAGGTGACACTAAGGCAAGCTATGTAAACCTAGGTAACCAGGGTAAGGAATCTAAAGAGGTTGTAGGTATAGCCTTAACTAAGATAGAACGTAGTAGTATGAAGCAACAGGCACAGCGCATAGCTCAGACTGCTAATTTTAAGACCGCTGGTGCTAGTGCTTTATATGCCTATACTAATATACTACAACAGAAGGCTTTCACAGAAGGTACTATAATATCTAAAGGTGAGGCGACATTAAGAGACTACGGTAAACAAGCCGAGGCTAAGTTTAATCAAGCTCGTAGTGGTATTAATCAAGCACAGGCTAAGAAGAAGAGTGCATTAGAAGGTACATTAGATGCTGTAGCAGCTGGTTTCTCAGGTGCATCAATGGGTAAATCATTATAATAGGATAATTTATGAAGCAACAAAGAAATCAAATCAGAGCAGCTGCGGCTGTAGAGGCGAATCTAGGCGATGTAGAAGCAGGACAATCTAGATTTATTGATGCTGGGTTCGTCAGTACAGGCGGCAGAGACGTTGACTGGGCGGGTAAGTTCCTAAATGCTGCTAAGTCTGGTATAAGCGCATACCACGCTACAGATGATTATCAACAACAAGTAAGAGAACAGAAGACTCAAGGACTGGCTTCTGCTACTAATCATATTAAAGACGTAGAGTATAGAGCAGAGCAAGCTGAGAATGAAGATGGAAGCATCGGCATAAAGGCTAAAGATATGCCTTTCTACCTTATGAAAGAGATGGAGAGCGCTGTAAGCCTATTGGGCTCAGATGATGAAGCAGATGATTCACTATCACGTACATATAAAGAAACCTTCTTAGCCTCTATTACTGGTAAGTACCAATCTATGGCAGCAACAGCAACAGCTAGGGCTAATGTAGAACATCGTGCTGAGAAGGAACAACAACAATTTAAGAACATTAAAGATGGTAACACTGACTTTGGGGAAGTGAAAGAAAACCTTAAAACACTCTTTGCCGATAGTCAGATTTCAGCTATTTGGGCTAAAGGTAAGTCAGGCCATCTAGCAGACGTAGCTTCTAAATTTGAGAAGACATACGATTCATATACAACAATGTACTCGGAAGAAGTAAGAGATATTTCAGATGAGATGAAAGCTAAACACCTAACAAGAAAGGAATGGTTGTTAGAGCGTAGTGAGGATGGTAAAACATTACCTACTATGGCAGACGTCATTGAATCTAGGATATTAAAGAAAGGTGTTACAAACCCTATTACTGATTTTGACGCCTTATTAAAAGAGGCGTTAGAGCAAGAAGGTTCAGATGGTGTAGGTGCAATTGCTGAGTTAAATACTACTGAAGGTGTTGCTTTACTTAAATCAGCTCGTACCTCATTAGCTAAGATTAAAGGTGTTAAGTTTAAGAAGGACATACTTACTTCTATTGCTCTTGGGCAAGGTGATGTAACCTCTATGCTAAATAGTGCTAAAACTGGTGTGGAGTCGGAAGACACAACTCTTTCAAACAATATTACAGCAGGTTTAATACAACAGACAGCAACGTGGTGGACAAACTCTATCACTGACCCTGACCCTGGTATTAGACAAGAGAATGCACGATTACTTGCAGACTTCTTAATTAAGAACCCTGATTATCAGGCTAAAACTATTACTCCTATCGCTAATGGCTTCGCAGCTAAGTGGAAAGGGGCTTTAGATGCTCAACACCCAGGTGAAGCTATTGCTATGTTAGCAGAGATGTCAGATACCCTATGGTCTACTGATACAGGTTCTGCTACTAGAGATGTATTACTTAAAGCAAGTGGTGCTGGTTTTGAATTAGCTATGAAAGCATATAGAGTAGGTATCTTACCCGAACATATTGTTGAAATGTCTAAAGGTAACCTACCAGAAGTAACTCAAGAGGCTTATAAAGTTAAATTCGGTGCTGACAGCTATGCTGAATCTAAGAATAGCTATATGGCAGCCGCTCGAGAGTCAATGCCTTGGGCTGGCCCTCAGGAAGTAGCAGACATTACTAAGTTTGCTATGGACTTTGACTTCCACGAGATAGGTTTTGATAAGACTTCATTCTTTGAAGCCTATGGTGAAGGTATGAGTCACAGAGCTAGTTCTCCTAAAGCAGAGATGCAAGCTGGTGAGCAACATCAAATCACTGACTTCTTTGGAGGTCGTATATTTACACCTAAGAGTGGTGCTTGGAAGAAGATTAATGCAGTTGATGCCTCTAACTCAGGCTATACTCAAGGTCTATTACATCACTTATTTGCTAACAGCTCTACAGCTTTAACTGATGAGATTGTAACAGGACTAGGTATGGAGTTAGTGCCAAAGCGTTATGGCTCTAAGGGAAGGAAAGGTGATTACTTTACACTTAACTATGGTGAGGGTGTAACAGACGACTTCCAACCCATCAGAATTAGAAGACACGGTAAGAATGAGTGGAAATTAGAACTTACGACTAAAGAGTGGACTGATAACAAATGGGTAGTTGGTGATAGACAGCCTTATGTTGGTATTATTCTAAGTAATGATGACCTTAATCAAGGAATGGTTAGATTCGATGGACACCTTAAAGCTATTGAGGATTACAAAGGCGCAGAATCAACTGACTTTAAAGGCAGAGTAGAGAAATCAGAGGTAGCTAAGACTGAAAGACTTAGTAAGCCTATTAAGAGTCCATACGCTAACACAGATGTTATTGGTACGCTTAAAGAGTTCTTTAATCTAGGTGATGAGGTTGATAAAACTGCTACAGAATCTGTAATTAGTCCTTATGATACTAAGTTTATTCCAATTCTATCTAAATAACAGGAGGTCATATGACTACTAAAACAAATGCTTTGAACCTCGATGCTGGTACTTCCCTTGTTGGAGGTATGACTAGTCTAGAGACTCAAACTGAAGCTGATTTACTAGCTGCAGGCTCTCAAGATGTTGTCGACACTTGTGCAGGTAAGACAGGAGCACTCCTAAGTGCCTGTAGGTTAGGTCAAACAGGTAAACAATGGGAGGTACGTAATGGTATCTTCTTTAGTGAGTCTCGTGCAGACAAAGCTCCTAACGATGGTAGTAAGTTTATCATTAAAGGGGATGGTATTAAATATAAATATGGGTGGTAACTATGTGGGATGTTAATAAAGATATAACTGATTTTATTAAGGTGGATGCAGTTCGTGAGACAGTGGCAATACGTAAGTATCTCTCTAGTTTTATAGATAATAATACTAGTGTAGCTATGGGAGATTTCCCTGAGGACACGCAAGAGCTATTAAACCACATTGTTAAATCGGAAGGCCCTGGCCCTGTGACTAAAGAAGACCTTGCTAAATATGGTAAGGTTGATGGTTGGAAGGATATGTTATTTTCTCCTATAGGTCAAGTATCAAACACACTAGGACAGTTTAATGTGAGTGAAACTAGCACAGGCTTACAGATTGAGGATTCTTATGATTGGAGTCCCGCTTATACTGATATGCCTTTCTTTGGAAATGGCTTTAGGAATCTAATGGGTAAGACTGCCTTTGAGTTTGGGGTGTCACAAGAAGGAAATAGTAATCCATTTACTATCCCTGTAACATAATTAGGAGAATATATGTACGTTTATTCAAACGCCTCGGCTAAAGAGAACCAACGTAAAGCAAGTATTGAGGATAAGTATCCTAACATAAGTACTTGGAAGGCAACGTGGTCACAGATGAATCCATTCTTTGACTTTGCGCAAGCACAGGACAAACAAGGTAATGTATTACATCAAATGGACTTCCCTACTGATAAGGAATGGAAGATACCTTCACTAGACCAACAGAGACAAGATGGTTTAAGCTTTATGTCTATTAGTCAAGCTACTGAAGATGGTAAGCTTAACTCACAAGACGCTTATGACAACCTAGTATCTAGAGTATCTTGGGACAGAAGTACACAAGAAGTATTAAGTGCTAACCACGGACTACTTAACTTTGTTTCTGCTGTTCCTGCCTTCCTAACCAACCCTATTAATGTTCCTGAATTGGGATTAATGGCTTGGACTGGTGGTATGTCTGCTTTAGGTAGAGTAGGAGTAGGTGCTGCTGTATCTGGTCTTACTGGTTATGTTGATGAGGAAGTTAGACAGAGTTATTCAGGACTAGTAGACCAAGAGATGCAGGCTAATATAACAGCCTTCTCTGCTGTGTTTGGTGGTGCTGCTAACGGTGTCTTTGGTAGACGTATTGGCGACATACAGCCTAAGGGTCTTGTGATGCCAGAAGAAGGTACTGTCATTCCTCCTGGACACGCTCTTAACACTAGTAATGATATTAAGATTATTGATAAAGATGGTAACTTAGTAACCTTTGAAGGCACTATTCCTGAGGGGTCAAGCTTTAGTTACTCATTATTAGGTAGTATGTATAGTTCTTCTTCTAACTCAGCACGACAAGTAGCTTCAAGGCTACAAGTAAGTGGTGCTATGGGTACAGAGATAGGAGCTACCTACTTAGGCGATACAGCTCAATATGTTTCTCGTACTATCCAGTCCTTTATAAACAAAGAGCAGGGTACTATTAAGGAAGTATATCGTAAAGCATTCGGACATATGAATGAAGGTAAGTTTAATGAGCTTGTCTATGATTCAACGGCACGTAGATTAAGAGGCGAGACTATTGACGGTGACTTAGGTAAGGCAGTAGATGCTTTCCAAAGAGCTATTGAGAAGACTGGTACTGCTATGGATGATGTAGGGATGCCTACTCGTAAGAACTACCTACAACGTGAGTGGAATGGTAGGGTATTTGAGAAGATGGGCAGACTTGCAGTAGTTAAACAAGTAAGTAAAGCTATGCGTGAGTTTAAATCAAGAGAAGGTGTTAAAGCACTGCTTGATATCGACCGTAAGATTGCTGAGAAGATTAAAATAAGAGACAAACTACCTAAGAAGACAAAGGCTGGTACTGCTGAACGTAAGTCAAGAGATACTATACGTAATGAGCTTAAGGCTCTGAGGGCTGAGCGTAAGTCATTTAGCTTAAGTGAAGCAGATGCTGATAAAGCAGCAGGCCGTCTATACGATAGTGTTACTGGTGATGACTGGCTAGGACATACTAACTCACTTAAGAGACGTTCAATTGATATTGATGAGGCAGATGTACTTAACCTTCTTAATAGAAATGCTGGTGACGTATTATCTAAGATGGCTTATAGAGTATCTGGAAGAGTAGGCACACATAAAGCACTTGGCTTCCACACAGAAGAAGAACTTAAGGCAACTGTTAAGCAGTTAAAGCAACGAGTACTGGATGAAACAGGGGACGCTAAAGAAGCAGCTAAGATGGCTGACTACTTTGAACGTAATGTACGCTTGATGTGGGGAACACAGATGAAGTCTGACTTACCTGCTTGGGGTCAGATGATGAAGAAGGGTGTGATGGACTTAAACTTCGCTACTATTGGTGGTGGCTTTGCGGCTACTGCTGCTATGGGTGAGTTAGCACTTCCTATTGCTATGGCTGGTTTCAAAGTAGGTATGAAGTCTATTAAACAATCGCTTAAAGACTTTAAGAAGCTTTACAGAGAAGAAGAATCATTGAATGCTGCTATGGCTAAGATTCAACTAGCTGTGCACGGGTTTGATAAGACTAATCATAGCCTTGTATCACGAGTAGCTAACGACCTTGAAGAGGGCTATATGCAGACTTCTTGGTTAAATGAGAAGCTTGCTAAGGCTACTGAGTTTGTGTCTAATACACTACCTCTATCTACAGTTACAACTGCTGCTAGAAATGCTATTGGTCTATCATTCCTTGATGACCTATTCTATAACCCTAGATTACTTAAGGCTTTAGATGACTTTGAAGCTACAGGTATAATGAATGCTGACCTTAAGAAACTAACACGACTTCAGTTTGATGTTAAGAAGCTAAGAGAGATTCAAGCGCAAGCTGATGAGGTGTTTACTTGGTCAGGTGGTTCTAGAGGTAAAGGTGACTTGTTAGATTACGACCTTACTAAGCTAGGTGATGAGAACAGAGCAATGATTGACAGGGGTTTATCTAATGCTAGTGACTTAAACATCCTAATGGGTAACAAGGAACATCTACCAGTTTGGTGGAGTAATCCTAATAACTATCCATTACATATGATGACACAGTTTATGTCTTATCCTCTACACGCTTATGAAGCTTTATTGCTACGTGGGTTTGATGAGAGGAATGCAGCGATGGTAGTAGGTATTGTTACCTCTGCTTTATTCACTGGATTGATTACTTCTACTAAAGAAGAGTTACAAGTACAAGCTGGGTTTAAAGATGAAGCTGATAGGAAGTATGATTTATCTACTACTGATGGCTTTAAGAATATGACTGTTAGAATGTTAAACACTAACTCTATACTTGCTCCTATGAGTGTTGCTTTAAATACAATGTCTAGCGTATTTACTGGTGAGGCATTAGGTAGTGACTATAAAGCTAGTCATATTATGCAAACATTTGGAGGACCAACTGTCAATAGGCTTAATGACTTGATGAAAGCATTACACGCTGTTGACTTAGACCCTACAGATGCTAACAGTAATGCCTGGAAGACTGTATATGGTAGAAACATTATGATGAATAGTGGACTACCTTTATATACTACTCCTATTATTGGAGATGGTTTGAAGGCTCTTAATGAATGGGCCGCAGGTAAATAACAAGGAGTAACAATGAGTAAAGCAAATATAGAGACACTTAATAGTATTCACGATTTGCTTGCTTCTCACTATGTCAACAAGCTTCAGTCGGGGGAAATATCTCCTGCTGAGCTTACCGCTATAAACAACTTCCTTAAACAGAATGAGATTACAGCTGACGTAGTAGAAAGTAAGCCAATGATGAGTTTGGTAGAAGAGATGAAGGATAATTCCGCTGAGGAGTTACTGGACGATATCATTCAATTCAATTAAGTTTAAAGGAGACTGAGTATGTCAATATATGACAAACAACTAACAAGAGAAGAACTGAAAGCATTAGTTAATGACTTCAGAACCTATCTTAATTACGTGTGGGAGGGTATTAACCTACCTTGTCCCACCCCCATTCAAACAGATATAGCATCACAGTTAATGACTGGTGATAAGCGTTTCCTTCTGGAGGCGTTCCGTGGTGTAGGTAAGACTTACATCTGTGGTGCTTATGTTACTTGGCGTTTACTGAGAAACCCTAACGAGAAGGTACTTATTGTATCTCAGTCAGGTGCTCACTCAGACGCTATTGCACAGTTCATTAGGAGGTTGATTTACGACCTTCCTATATTAGAACACTTACAGCCTAGTGCTGATATGAGAAACTCTGTGAAGTCATTCGATGTCACAGGGTGTGAGGTAACAGTACAACCAAGTGTTAAGTCACTAGGTATTACATCCCAGTTACAGGGTAATCGTGCCTCTATATTGATTTCTGATGACGTAGAAGGTATGCAGAACTCTGCTACTGAACAGATGAGAGCTAAACTACTTGCTACTGTGGCTGAGTATGATGCTATTCTACAGACTACTGACAAGGCTCAGATTATTATGTTAGGAACACCTCAATCAGGTGAGTCTATTTATAACAAGATGAGAGATAAAGGCTTTAGAACTGTAGTATATCCTGCTCGCTACCCTGAAGATATAGAAGTATATCAAGGTACACTAGCTTCCTACATTACTACTCCTATCGAGAAGGGTGATGTAGAAGCAGGAGACTGTACTGACTCAAGGTTTACACACCAAGACTTGGTAGAGAGAGAAGCTTCTATTGGTCGTAGCTGGTTTAGGCTGCAGTATCAACTAGATACTACTCTTAGTGATGCTGACAAGTACCCACTTAAGACTAGTGACTTCATTGTTCACGACTTAGATGATAACAAAGGTCCTATATCTATTAGCTACTCTAGTTCTCGTTCTTCCTATATGGATGATATACCTAACATAGGCTTCACAGGAGACCAGTTCTACAGAGCAGGGCACGTAGACAGTGAGTATGTTCCTTATGAATATGCCATTATGTCTATTGACCCTTCTGGTAGAGGTAAGGATGAAACAGGTTATGCTGTTATTAAGCAACTCCACGGAAAAATATATATAAGCGAGGTAGGTGGCTTACAAGGTGGTTACACTCCTGAGAACCTAACACGTATGGCTACCATTGCTAAGCAACATAGCTGTAAGTTAATGGTTGTCGAGAGTAACTTTGGTGATGGTATGTTCTCTGAGCTACTTAAACCAGTGTTAAGGTCAATCTATCCTTGTTCTATTGAAGAGGTTCGTAACCATAAGCAGAAGGAAATGCGTATTGTTGATGTACTTGAACCCCTATTGAATAGTCATAAGCTAGTTATTGATGCTAGTTTAGTTAGAAAGGATGTGAAAGAAGCTGTAGCAGACTACACCAGGCTTCCATATTCTCTCATACACCAACTAACACACATATCTAAGGATAGGGGTAGCCTAGGTCACGATGACCGTCTGGACGCACTAGCTATTGCCTTAGGATTCATTGTTGAGTCAGTAGGTGTGAGCAGTGAGGATGCCCTTGCTAGGTACAAAGAAGAACAGCTTGATGCTGATTTAGAAAGGTTTATGCACGGAGTAGGAGCAGGTGGTAGGGCTAGAGGAACTAACTATTTAGACAGTTATTCCCTGCTATAAGTCATTGATTCTTAAGGATTATTTTAAAGTAACCCTTATATAATGAATAATATCATTATCCCCGATACGATGTCACTGGAAATCAATCAGCTGTACTGATGTAGTGGGGGCTTAACGCACATACGCTATACACCTTAGATGGGGAACACCGTATCGATACACGAGGACTACTTGGTTTTTAATACGAGTGGGGCTTACTTGTAGTCTGTTGACTGTATCGATATAGTAAATGACCATTGATTGAAGGTAAGTATGTTCTAAGCCCCTACTCGATGTATAGAAACAATAGCTCCCTGATATAGTAATAGTTATTGTTATATACATAAGTTATTAATATGTATTAGAAGTAGTAATAGTTTAAGTACTGACTACTACTTCTCCTCCCCTATGTTAATAACTAGTTTGAATACAAGTATGTTTTTAATCGGTAACTTACACAGGTTAACACATACTCAGTATCCTTACTTGATACTATTGCTTCTTCTCCCCCTCAGTCTCCAGGAGAACTAGTAGTATCACTTAAGGTTATTGTTAAGGTTAAACAAGGTACAGCATTCGGTGACAGGATTCAACCACAGTGTTTAGCAATAACCTTCCATATGTTTTCTAAAAATATTAGAGAAATGCGTGGGGGTAGGAAACAAACAAACACGCCACATTGTCCCATAGGGTGTTGCATAATGTCCTACTAAAACAGTTGGTTATATACTTGACTGTAATAGTAGGGTATGGGGTGTAGTATATTTACAACAATGTAGTATTAATCCGACACTATACTTGAGATATATTTTTCGCCTTGTTTTATATTTATATTCAAATAAACTTGACAATCTAATCAAACTATGTTAGGAACCGTGTAGTATTTATACAACATAATGTAGTATTCCTGCTTTTACTGATTAGACATACCAATGCAAGGCAATGGCATAACGTGGCTTATATCCAATATATGGAACGATTAGCCAAATACATATATTTTTCAATCTAATTAGGCTTATAAGTCATTGATA